TACCTATCGGCTGTAGTGGACGCGGATTGGATAGAGCGTTTGTTGTCTTTGGGTTTCTTCGTTCAAGCGTTGTGTATATAGAGCGTAAAGTTGTTTGGTTGCAGATTGAGATGAACCATAAGGGCGCTTAGTATCTGTCTCATCAGCCTGTGGGCTAACCTGTGCAGCACGTGCTGGGTCAAGATAGGTAAGCAAGCGATAGGCAGAACCTAGGATAATTACATCCTTGCAAGATTCTGGCAGACCAGTTTGTGTTGAGAAGTCTTGAGCATTAGTTGTGAAAGCCTCTGGGTCTGTAGCATAAATAATCTTTACAGTTCTACCAGGGGTAATGTAGTCTCCGATAGTTACGGTCTGAGCATTTGCTCCGAAGGCTGTAGCATCTGCTACTGAATCCCAAGACCAACGGCGAACAGGAATCCATTCTTCAGAAGGACCAACTGATTGCCACATAATGGTTAGGATATTTTGGATATCTAAATCATTAAAATCATATGTTGTCTTAGCAGCGTTAAAAGTAAAGGTCGTAACCTTAGCGGCAAAGATAGATGAGCCAATGGCTCTAATAGTATCGTTGATTGCCTTCTTGATTACATAACGTGGGAACGTAGGCGAGATAGTAACCTTTGCATCTTGTGCGTGGGTTGTCGCAGTAGTTCCAAGGTAGCCTCTACCCCAAGGGGAGATAGTCGCTGTGTTAGAGATGCGGTCAAATGAATCAATCCACATTAACTCTTCATCAATTTCTATGACACCCTTGCCAACATTGTCAGTTGAACCTAGGTCAAGAATTGTTGGAGATGCACTAGATGATACAGTTGTAGTGACAGTAGAGCGAAGATGTGTAGCCCTATCCTGATTAAAGGTATATCCTGATAGGTTTAGTTGGACTTCATTGATTAGGTCCGTTAGTGTAGTTGTCACGCGTTTATGCTCCTTAAGGCTGCAGGGGCTGCTAAGCCCGTAGTTGAAGCAAGTTCATTACAGATGCCATCAATATCTTTAAAGTTATCTCTTGTTCTTGCTGCTTGTGCTTTGATGTTAAGAGCACCTACAGTTGCAAGTCCAGTTGTCCCAGCCCAAGCATTAGCAGCACCTTGTTCATCTAATCCAGTTGTGCCAGCAAGCCTATTAAGTTCTGCTGTAAGACTGCTACCTGCTTTGCCTAGTGCCATTGTGACTCCTTATTTTCTGTTAGGCGTAATAATTTTTGATTTAGGTTGTTCCTTTTTAGGGGCACCCATAAATGCTTTGTAATAATGCTCATCAAACGAAAAGCGTTTCATATGCGGAACTAATGCTGAGGTATCGCACCAGACTGGAATATCAGCCTTATCGCATAGAGCGAAGAAGTATATATCTTCTCCCATAAATGATTTATCTACACCAATCTCTGTAAAGAGTGGTGCTCCAGGCACTGCTGCTTTAATCTTGTCTACAACACTGCGGTGCATTAAGACGAATCCCATACCCGCTGCTCCTACCTTCAGGAATTGGTTCTCAGGTAGTGGATGAAGGCGTTTAATTCCTACTGTGTTTTCTTCATTAACAAACTCAAATACAGTCGGCATTGGCACCATTAAAGGCTCTTCTGGGGTATCTGTGGTGAAGTATACGCCCGTCAAAAGAGGCTTAGTTAAAGCATCCTTCTTCTTCCAGAGTTTTAGGAATACCTCTGGGCTTAAAACAACATCTGAGTCTACCCATAGTAGCCAATCAGATTTATTATTGTTATACCAGTAGTTGACCACAGTCTCACGTTGTCTACCTATCTGGTTGCCTTGACTTCGCAAAGTAGTAGCAAATGTAACTCCTGAATGGAGCATCACATCTGTGACACCTTGCATAAATTTACCGTCCACCATACCATTGTCGCACCAAGCGATTGATACTGTTTCTTCCATTGTCCCCACCTTTGTTATCTACTCTTTGCGGTTTTTTTTGCAATTGCTTTAGGTTGCTTAACGAACTGCTTGCCCTTAGCATTGCCTTTTGCCTTAGCCCTATTAGTTGCTGCTTTTTCTGCAGGAGTTAACGATGCCCATGCTGCCTCTGGCAAGTATCTCTTTTTGCCCTTAGAAGGTTTTCCGTCAGAAGTTTTCCACTTTTGTTCAGTCCACTTCTTGAGCGATACTTGAGATTTAGCAAGTGCCATTACTTATAACCTCCGCCTGCTTTTTTATATTCAACGGCTAGTAGTTGAGCCTTACGTGCTGACCATTCCCCAGGGTCTCCACCCTTAGAACCAGCCTTAATCTTTTTAAATAAAGACGCTCTCATGCTAGGCTTAGTATAGTTGCCAGCAGCATTGACTTTAGACTTTGCTTTTTTCTTTGCTACCACTTTACTTTATCCGCCCAATATGCTGCCGACATCTTGCCCTTGGCAATGTTCTTCGCATGACGGGCTTTGAATGAGGCCTGTCTAGCAGTTGGCTTCTTATCACCAGTTACGCCTTGTTGTCCGAAACGGATAGTCTTTACTTTGCTACCCTCTTTGGCTACAACTACGTGTGATTTCTTAGGATGGCTAGGGGTGCGCTTAGGCTTGTTGAAGCCTGACACCCCTGCTCGCTTTAGTCTTGGGTCTTGCATTATTTAAGATTAGTTTCCGTAAGTAAAGTTTGACTTTGGTCTAGGTGTTGTTGGTCCACCGTAGGTAAAGTTTGACTTTGCTGGGCCAGGAGAAGCCTTTGGCTTATTGATAGCATTTTGGAAGCGTGTCTCACCGTATAGACGGCGAACTGCTTCTACGTATTCTGCTTGCTTCTTAGTCTTAGGAGTTGTTCCAGCAGCAACTGGATTCTTTCCTGCCTTAGCAAGAGCCTTTGTCATACCTTGGCTTTTAACCTTATCGATTGTTTCCTGAGAAACTTTAATCTTCATATTGTAGTGTGACTTAGGACCTTTTGGTGCAGCCTTCTTTGCTGCTGTGCCCTTAATTGGTTCTTTCATTTTTTACCCTTCTTGGTGGCTTTGATTTGCTTTCCTGTTTTATCATCATAACGGCGTCCTTGGAGCAAAGCACCAAGCAATTGGCCGAACTGTGCATCTTCATCACGACGAGCAATATTTGCTTTATTTGCGTAATACTCGCGACCTTTACCGCCAGGAGCAATATCATTTGGTGGGTAAGTGTCGCCCTTTGCAGAACTATTTGAGCGTCTTTGGGAAGCCTTGTTAAGGTCTTTGGCTTCCTTCATTAAATTATCTAGGTAGCCCACTTACTTCTTCTTGCCTATCTTTTTCATAGGCTTCATACCCTTTTTCATTTCCATCATTTTTTCAGCCTTAGATTCCATCTTCTCACCCTTAGCGTAAGCCTTAGCAGCCTTCTTGCCCTTGGCGGTGTATGGGAATTTCTTCATTCCAACTTTTGGCATTATACTTGTCCAATCTCTTTGAGAACTTCTGCGGATTTTTTATTTATATCTTTTGCTTTAGGCATAGTCTCCGAATTGTAGGCTTTACCCAAAGTCTCTGACGCTTTGTATGCTTCTTGAATATGTCGCATACTGGTTCCTGCTGGTTGCATTCCCTGGTTCCTAGCATCTCTGTAGGCTTGCAGTTCTGCATTCCATTTCTTATCTGGTATATCTCTCTTTGCATCTCCTGAATTCATCTGCAAGGTTGAACCCTTACATCCGAAACAAGTCTCATCATAGACTGGATGATATTCCCAATGTTTCATATGTCCCCTTATACTGCCGTAAAGTTTGCTTCCGTAACGCCAACACCACCAGCAATCAAAGCAGTTTTTTCTGCTTCAGTTACTATATGGTTATGACCACCTATGTAGAATGCATCGTAGTCATCCATACTCTCATCCAAAGGATATCGAATTTGTGAGTAGGAAGAGCCAGTCTTTGCTATTGATATACCTCTGTCGAGTTTATAGAAATAAAATAGTCTGTGATTACCCGCAGGTCCTTCTTCGACTACTGGAGTCTTAAACACATAATTTGGCATTAGTTCTCCTTAGTGAACTCAATGTAAACCAGGAGCCGAAGCCCCTGGCCTACCTTCAATCAACTAAGCGATTGATGAACCTGATTCGATTCGGTATAGTGCTTCTTCGCGGTAGCGAGCAAAGCCTAGAACGCCATACCAACCCATTGGGCGGTGACGCATCAACTTGTCAACTACTGGTCCGATAACTACATGTGGCTCTTCAGCAACTGCTTCTGCAAGCGCTTGCTGTCCAGCGATGATTGTGCGATAGTTACGTGCAGATGATGCACCGTCTGTCGCATTGTAAAGGCGTGGAGACTCTACGAAGTATGCACCTTCGTATGTTCCGATTTCTCCTGCCCAGATACGGTCTTGTGAAGAACCGTATTGGTTAGGAAGCAACCATCCTGCTGAACCTGTCTCAGCACGTAGGTCGTGGGATACCTCTGGGTGGATACCAGCCCAGTATAGTGAACCCTTGCGACCATTAGCCTTGTTAGCACGTAACTTAGCAACAGCCTTACGGATGTTTGCTGAAGAAATTGTTGCTGCGGCTGTAATAGTTGCGGTTGATGTTGCTGTTGCACCTGCGTAGATTACGTTGCTTCCGCCACGCAATGTTGTCATTGCTACAGCGTCGATAGAATCTGCTAGGTTGAACGCAATAATGTTTGCGATTGCAGGGTCAACATCTGCTAATGAGAATAACTCAAGAGCGCGAGTTACCAACACTGAGTTACCGTACTCGTTAAGAGTAATGGTTACTGATGTTGGTGTTGACATTGCTACTGCATCTGGGTCAGTTGTTTCTGTTAGAGCAGTTGTTGCTGCTGAAAGGTCAACATAACGTTGTAGAACAACGGTTGAGCCAGGGATTGCTTGACGTGCTGGGCGCTTATCTGCGACTGAACGAATTAGTGGTTCAGAGCGGAGAGCGAATTCTAGAAGACGGTCATACGCCTTCTGGACTAAACCAGCACCACCAGCGCTACCGCCTAAAGAAGCGGAGTCTGTTGATACATATGAGTTTGCCATTTCGTCACCTCCAGTGACTAGAAACTATGATTGTTGTTGTGAACGAAGAACATCTAACAATGCATCCATAGAATCTGCATTGTCAATCCTTGAATTAAGTTCTTCCATTCTGTCTGGAGTAAACGCGGCCTGTGTCAAAACATCTTGCTGCCGTAAAGCAGCACGGTCTTGTTCTGCCATCTTAGGCTCATCTTGCTGTACTTTAATTCCAAATAAATCTGCGTTATCATCGAGCCAGTTAGAAACTGTCTCCTCGTTAACATCGTCAATATCCTTAAGAATTAAACGTGCAGCCTTAGCATTTACGCCTTTCTTTTCCAGGACTTCTTTGACGGTTCGCTCACGCTGCACTTTGGATAATCCCTCAAGTTGCTCAGTGAGTTCCTTAATACGCTTCTCATCGGCTCTCTTTGCTTTCCGTAACTTCTTAATCAAGTCACTTCCATCACCAGAGAAACCTTGGTCAGTATCTAGGTCT